AAGAATTGTTTTGTGATATTTTGGAGCCATAGGAAAGGCATCATAAACATGCCTTTCCTTTGAAAGTAATAATGCTTTTTCAAAGTAATTTAGAGCAGCGTACAAATTGTTTTGTTCATACAAATAACAACCAGTCAAAACTGCTATTTCAATAAAAGTTGGATATTTTTTTATTAAATAATTAATGTAATTTTGAGCTATGTCTAAATTTTGATTGTTCTTTAAATAATGTTTTATAATATTAAAATATATAAATAAATGTTCTTCTACTATTGGTTTTCCAAATAAAAATTCCGTTGCCAATTTTACAAAATCAGAATCTTTATTTAATTTTGACCAAATTTTATCAAATGGAAACAAATTTGTTTCATTACTTTTTATTATAAATTTATTTACCCCTTTTTTTTCTGTATTAAATATTCTTTGTGTTTTTACTAAAAAATCATTTACACCAAGGCATATATGGGTTGATTCCAAATCATCAGGAATTTCTGTAGATATTTTTTCATCATTAAAAAGTAGCAAAAAAGGTTGGTTTTTAAAATAATTTTTTATTTCAGTCAAAGCATTATTATCTTTATATTTTAACTTAACACTAGTTTTATCTATGTCATTGCAAAAATAAGTTATGTTATGTGAACTTTTTATTTCTAAAAGTTCTTTATAATCTTTCTTTTTGTAAATAGCTATGTTGATCATTTTATGTTTTTTACTAACTTATACTAGAAAGGTTAAATATAAAATATGGATTATGTTAACAACAAACTACTTGAAAATAATATACTTCTTTTCCAGAAATATTTGAAAACAAAGAAAAAATTTGATTATTTGAAAGTTGATTACGAAATACACAAATTAAATGTCGGAGAAAGCAAAACTGTTCTTCAATTTGATGCTAAATTGTATGAAGAAAACAATAAAAAACTAAAAGAAGTTCAGGATTATTTAGCAACTGAATTTTTTATTCTGGCACAAAATATTGTCAGGTTTACCAATTATCAATCTGTAGATGTGGACGATGCGGTCCAAGAAGGTGTTTACATTTGCTTGAGCAGAGTTGAAAGATTTGATCCAACAAGAGGAAGCAAAGCTTTTAATTTTCTAACCACATGTCTTATTCATCATCTTAGACAAATATACAGAAGTAACAAAAATTTTATAGAACTAAAACGTAAGTATTGTGATTACTATATGCAAAAACATTGCAGAGAATTACCAGCTAGACGTAATGAAAGATTGGGAAAAAAATAATAGTTATGTAAATACATTGACTTTTTATTTTTGAATGCTATATTGCTTATATTGATATTGACTGAGAAATTAATCATTCTTGGAGTTCATTATGAGAAACAAATTTTTGGATGGAGTTGAAAATTCAGAACTAATTGCTCTTCTTGAAAATAGCAGTGTTAAAGAAAAAATTAACACGATATTACTTAACGAAAGTGTCGTGTATACAAAAAAGGGAAGACTTAACAAATCAGGCGCATGTAGAATTTTGAATATGAAACCAAAAGAACTTGATGATTTTATTGTTGAATGCCGTGATATTATAAGAGCCAGTCAGTTTGAAGATTAAACAGTCGGGTTATTATCCTGTGCAACCTTTCCATTCTGCTCTATCATAACGTAAAGTAAGATTAACTCGCATGACATCTGTTGATGTCATGTCAAAATCTCCAAATTCAACCTCTTGTGGCCAAGCATTAAAATACCACCATTCCTCTAAAGGATTGCCTTCGCCATCAAGTGATGTCACTGTAACATTTCGTTTAAATTTTTTCGCTGGTTCTGCCTGTCTGCTATATTCTTGAGATCCATAATATGTTTGTGTTTGGAAATTTCTGCTTTTGTTTGCATATATTCCATAAACCCAGCTTATCCACTCAGCAACAGGATTTAACTTTGTCATAGTGTCGAATAAGGTTACTTTCAACGGTTTCCAATCAGGCCTGCCAGCAAAATAAATTGTTTCATTCAGATGATTTACTTCTGTTTCTTTAAAACTAAAACTTGGCCTGCTTGCCTTTTCCCAGATCATAATTGATAAAGGATCTCTTGAAGCAGCACCAATATTTGTCGCTGTGATTTCCTCACCTTCAGCACCCGGTTTTGTTGGTGCTGTGTTTCCAGTTGTAACACCCCAAATATTCAAAATAAAACGATTTTGTCGTTTAAAAGTAGTGCCGGAAGCCCAGCCTATACCCATATTACCAATAGCTTGTGGCATAATTTTTTATATAGAAAAACTTCTACTTTTATATAGTATAAAAGTAGAAGTTTTTTATTAACTCCGTTAGTATTAGTATGCGCCTGCTAGATTTCCGCAAGCTCCACCAACATTACCTTCTTGAGGTACTGGAATACAATAGTTGGTGTATTTAGCAAAGTTGTATCGAAGGTTCAATTCAACAGTACATTCTTCGCTGGATGAATAGTCAAGATCCCCGAAGTTAATGGAAACGGGCCAGCAGTTGACAAGTCTCCACTCTTCAATTGCATAGCCAGAACCATCAAGCATTGTCAAAATGCCGTTGCCAGCATAACCAGTTCCAGCAGCATTTTTTGCGACATTTCTCTGAGTAGCCTGAATAAATTCAGAACCGCCACCAGTGAAGTTGTAAACTCTGTTAACCCAAAGAAGAAGATTGTTAACAGCTGCATCTGTTGATGCAATATCGTAATAGGTTACGGCTAACTGTTGGAAAGTGGCTTTGCCGGGAATCCAAGTTTTACCGTTCAAGAAGTTGATTTCAGTTTCTTCAACTTCCAGCTGAGGACGGTTAGCAACCTTCACATATTGACCACCAACACCAAGTGCTGCGTTTCCACCGATGTTTTCAACACGGAAGGTCCATCTGTACTTCCTTTTGAAAGTTGCGCTACCAAGTGGGCCGATGCCCATATTACCAATCGTACTATTAGTTGCCATTTTTCCTCCAATAATTTATTTATTAAAATCAACCCAGGTTTGTTCCAGTTCTGTTCAAAGAAAATTCAATAAAGATAAACTCAGCTGCTCTTGTTGGAACTAGGCCGATTCTGGCTCGTAGTTCGTTTCTATCGATGACATCGGGTGTGTTCAATTCAGCATCACACTTGACAACAAAGTCTGTCAAACCCTGACGCTGTTGAACATCGCTCAGGATAGATGTGCAAGCAGAGACGAATGTAGCACGAAGAGCTTCTGTGTTTGGTTCAAACAAGAGAGTTCTAGCAACATTCTTAATAGCTTTCTCAACATAGAACAACATTCTGCGAACATTTACTCTGTCTAGAGCAGTTGGCGCTCTCTGAAGAGTTTTCTGACCCCAGATAACGAAACCTGCAACATCTGGATAAGAAATAATTGGATTGATACAGTTCTGATTGCCATACATCTGATCTCTTTCCGCAAGAGTTGGGCGAGAGTAGACGTTAGCAACATTTTGAACAACTCCACGATTTAAACCAGCTGGAGCGAACCATACTGCTGACAGATTGTCAGAATTACAGATTGCTGCCAAAACTGAGCCTGATGGTGGAACCCAAACAGGAATGTTATTATAAACATCGGTGATTTGCAACCAAGGCCAGTAGAGGGCTGCGAAATCTGTATCAAAACGATCACCATTTAGAGGATGTACGCCATTCTGCCATTCGATGATTTCACGAACAGTTAGACCAAATGGAGGATCAATAATTGCAAGGCAATCTTCTCTATAGTTTTCAGCAACACTAATCAGAGCTTGAATTACAGATGTGCTTGAACGTCCAGGAGCACAAATCAAATCAATATCAATCTGTTCTGGTTCAGAAAGATTGTAAAGACCTGTGCCTGCAATTGGATTTCCAATTACCAAATCATCCTGACTATCAGGATCAAGAGGAATACCATCAGTACCACCAACCAGTGCAAGACCAGTAGCAGGAGTATTAGCTGGAGGTGCGCTAACAGCAGTGTTGTCTACAATTCTTACGAAGTAAGAATTAGCATTTACATATGTCGGAGCATAGAAAGATGAAGCTTGATTTTTGCTCAAATTTCCCCAAGATTCTACTGATGCTCCATTGTTAAAAACCTTGAGCGTGAAAGTACCATCATCTTGATTGTTTGTGAAAATAACAGAAGTACTGTTTCCTTCAATGCCGGGGCTGTCAGCATAAACAGTAAATGTTTTGATTGTGTTACCAGCGTTTGCGCTGCCAGTAACAATACCTGCTGTATCAGTTGCACCGCCACCAGAAACTTCTGTTGGTGATGCACCCGTATTTTGAGTATTTAAGAAACCAAAAACAACATCAAGTGTACTTTCTGGCTTTACAAGGAAGCGGCTGTCTCTACCATAAGTTAGTGTTTCTAACTGAATGGAGTCTCCAACAGCAACTGCTAAGAATCCACCGGGAAGACTGCCGATTTGTGTATTGATTTCGCTAACAACTTGACCTGTTGTGTAAGTTCCACCAGCAAGAGCCGAAAGGTCAACAACTTGAACAACATCGTCAATGTTAATATTTCCAGTTCCGTTCACAACAATCTGTAGTGCGGTAGAAAGAATTGTTGAGCTTACGCCAGAAAAATTCCAATCACCAGCTGCTGTGTAAATATCATCTGGATAACGATCAGCAGTACCGAGAAGCTCGGCTACAGTCATTGATGTTCCTATTCCAACGATACTTCCAGCGCCACCGTAAATTGAATCCTGAATAGAAACTAATTCTATTGAAGAAGATGTGCCGTATGCCCAAACACTACGAATACCAAGAGTACTTGTGCTTGTTTCGTAAAATTCGATACCATCAATTTCTGGTGTAAGCTGATCATTAAGTTCAGCTACAAGTTCTGTGATGGTGTAAGTGGCAGCAGGAACTACTAGAACTTTGCTAGCAGTAATCCCGTTAAGTCTCCAAGAGAAATAACCATCGTTAGCAAACACAAAAGTGCCAATAGTTGCACCAATAATGTTTACAACACCGCCAGCTGCTGGAATTTCAATTTCCGCAGATGTAGCCTGTGTTCCACTTGTTGGATCAACGTCAGCAACACGAACGATAACAACATCGTTTGAAACTCGCAGTGCTTGTTGAGCTGCGTAAATTAGGTAAGGGTCACCTTGATCTGGGTGAGGATTACCAAATTTTGTAGCCAAGTCGGTAAGACTGGTAACGCTTGTTGGTGTATTAATTGGACCTTTACTTGCAAAACCAATAATACCAATTCTGTGAAAAGTGGTTGTTGGTGAAATAAGGGTCAAATCAACTTCAGAAATTCTAACTGAAGGACTGATTGTGTTGCTTGGTGGAAAACCTCTTAGGATAGCCATTTACTTTTCTCCTTCGTTTGAAATATTGGATATTCTTCTAGTTATTATTAATCCATCTTTTTCTGCTCTATCTATATATTCAGTATGTCTTTCATCTTCAAGATAAAATATATTTTTTTCTTTTCCTAATCCAGGTATGTTAAGAACAGTGAATTGCCTTATTCTTTTTTTGCTCTTAATAATAAGCTGAACTGGAAATTTTTTGAGATTCCTAATTTCAATCATTTTAAGCGCCGCCTGTTTCTCTTATTCTACCTAATACACTTGTTACCGAGTCAAATTCAACATCATCAACTATGTCTCCCTTAAATACCTTGATCAACGAATCATAACGCTTGATAGGCATAGGAACATATGTCTCTGCTGTCAAACCAAATTGAAATTTAATCACCCTTAAAGCTTGATCACCCGGTTCGGTTTCAAGGTTGTTGGCAATTGAATCCAATTTGACAATAACATCTTGCAAAACTCCTCTAACTTTTATGTATGCAACAAGACTAAATTTTGTAACTATCTGTTCTAAAATTTGATTCATGTCTTCAAGTTGCATAGTCCAAGCATAAAGAGTGTATTCAACATTAATTGGAATGCCTCTTGACACTCCAAACACAGTGGATTTATTTTGTGGTAAATTTGGCTGACCTACAGAAGATCCTGTATATGCATTTAAATATCTTAAAGCTTGATGATATGTGTATCTGTTTGCATCAAAAGAAAATCCAGTTGAACTAATAGCAAGCATTGGTAATTTTATTCTATCAACAACTAGTGTTTCATCTTTTCTAACATTTTGTTGTAAAATTGCAGCTACTGCTCTTTCTTGTGTTCCCCAAATTACTGGAACTTTATTTGCTTTTCCATCTTCGTCAATTATGACAATATTTCTGAATAAATCCATTACTCCTTCATCTGTTCCTCTGATTGACTTGCTATATCGATAAACTGTATTTTGATCTGGCTGACCATCAATATCGTTGACAATTTTGCCAGCTTGCATAGGATCGTTGTTACTAGCAGCGCCATTGCCTAAGTTCTGAACAAGATTATCGTTAAGCCAATCTTCTACACCTTTTGTGTTTACGTCATTTTGATTATCTGGTTTTTCATTACATATAAATCCCGGAGGCCCATCTTCATTGTTAGTTCTTCCCAAAGGAGATAAATCTGGGCATGGTTGTGAATTGTTTTTGTATGAATTTGGATCTGGTCCTATGGGTAGCATGATTTTATATAGTTTTAAATTGAGTTATTTTTTCTATATTAAAATTATGAGCAGCAAATCTTCCAACAAGATCGAAATTAATTACAGAACCTACGGCAAGTGCATTCCACCTCGCCGTTGCGCTATCCATATTCCCGGATGGGCTG